AAAGATGGTTATCTATGTGAAGAAACTACAACGAGAGAGTATCGAGATGGTGATTATTTCGATACTTCTTCGTCTAAACGGATACTAAAAATAAATGGTTGATATCAATAAATCGATTCTTAATAAGAATAACTTCAGACTTATCGTTGAGAAGTGTCCTACTGTTGAATACTTTGTAAGGTCAGTAAATATTCCTGGCTTAACATTTACAGAAGTGACTCAAGCGGCAGGTGTTGGGTTGGATGCATTTTTCCCTGGCGACAAAGTGTTCTATGAAACTATGTCAGTAGAGTTTCTAGTAGATGAAGACCTAGTAAACTTTAAAGAAATCTATGACTGGATGGATGCAATTGTTCCCGTTAGAGACCCATCATTATATAAGACTTATACATCAACAACATCTACTGAAACTAAACAATACAGTGGAACCGATAACATAAGTCAAACATCTGATATTACACTAGTAACAAATACAAACAAAAACTTACCTAATAGATACTTTAGGTTTCATGACTGTTTCCCAATAGGATTGAGTGGATTACAGTTAGAGAGTGGTGCAGAAGCAGAACCAGTAACTACTACAGTTGACTTTAGATTTAGTTATTACGAGATAGAAAGTACTTCCTAAATCCCCTTACTAAATACCCATATATGTGGTATAATGGTATATTATGACGTTAGATGAATTAAAGAAACAGTGGACGGAAGATTGTCAAATAGATGATATCGAATTAGATAATGCATCACTTGAAGTTCCCAAACTACATGCAAAATACCAAGACTTACTAACCAGTAAGATACTTGTACTAAAACAATACCAAAACAAATACAATGAACTACTTAAAGATAAGTGGTTGTGGTATAATGGTAAAATGGACGAGGAGACTGTTAGAGAGAAAGGTTGGGAACCCGACCCATTTAATGGTCTTAAGATAATGAAGAATGACATGCAAATATTCTTCAATGCAGATAAAGATTTACAAGACCTCAATGCAAAGATTGAGTACCTCAAAGTTACTGTAGACTTCCTTAAGGAATGTATGCAAAATATTACATGGAGACACCAAACGATTAGAAACACAATCGATTGGAGAAAGTTCATGGCAGGCCAATAATGATATTAAATAATTACTGTTATACAATACCTATGTTGTTTGATGATAGTGAAGTCGAACAGATACATCAACATGCAATGCAATATCCTATTATGGATGGACAGGTAGGATTCCAAAAGATAGACCCTGATGGGGAAGACAATGGTGGAAGAACTGATAGTAAGATAAGACAATCTGATGTAAGATGGTGTGAAGACATGTTACCACAGCATTTAATAGATAAGTTATATGGTGCAGTTGAACATGCAAAATCAGAATGTGGTTGGGGGTTTGATTTTGAATATCAAGAAAAAAACCAATACACAATATATAAACATAGACCTGATGCAGAAGTGACAGGTGATTTCTATACATGGCATACAGATGCAGGCCCTACTCCATATGAACATAATGGGATGATAAGAAAGTTGAGTTATACTATTCAATTATCAGACCCCGATGATTATGAGGGTGGAAACTTCCAATGGATAGAAGATATACGTGCAAAGGATACTCTTACTAAAGGTGATTACAATAGAAACATGGAAAACTATGTTGTCACTGCACCATTCTCTGCAAAACAAAAAGGGTCTCTTATCCTATTCCCATCATTTCTACATCACCAAGTCACACCCTTATTAAGAGGAACTAGAATATCATTAGTTGGTTGGTTATGTGGATATCCTTATAGATAAATGAAAGTTACAGTATCAAAAGTGGATGAGGTCTTCATGCACGTTGATTGTGATGATGGTCTTGCAAAAGACTTACATGACTTCTTCTCATTCAAAGTACCAGGCGCAAAGTTTATGCCTTCCTACAAAAACAAATGGTGGGATGGTAAGGTCTATCTTTTTTCAATAAAAACACACAAAATTTATATCGGACTACTTCCATATGTAGATGAGTTCTGTAGAGAAAGAGGGTTTGAGTTTGAAGGTGTTGCAGATATCCTAGGAACTAAGACAAGAGAAAAGGTCAGTCAATCTTGGTTAGCAGATTTAAAACTTCCCTTTGAACCTAGAGATTATCAGATAGATGCACTCAATGAAACAATTCAATATGGAAGACAACTACTATTGTCTCCAACTGCAAGTGGCAAATCTCTTATCATTTATTTACTTGCAAGATACTATGATAAGAAAACAATAATTATTGTTCCTACTACATCGTTAGTAGAACAGATGACAAAGGATTTTGAAGAATATGGATATGATAAAGATGTGTGTAAAATTTATAGTGGTCAACCTGTATTTCCTGCTGACATTACGATATCAACATGGCAAAGTTTTGCTAAAGCACCTAAAGAAGTCCTACAAGGATTTGACGTAGTCGTAGGAGACGAAGCACATCTATTTAAAGCACAAACCCTTAAAGGTATCTTAGAGAAGATGAAAACTACTGCAATTCGTATCGGAACTACTGGTACACTTGATGGTAGTGAAGTCCATAGACTACAACTAGAAGGGTTGTTCGGCCCTGTTAAAAAGGTCATAACAACAAAAGAATTGATGGACGAAGGAACTATTGCAAATTTAAATATTGATTGTGTCATACTCCGTCATACTAAAATGAAAAAAATGACCTATCAAGATGAGATGGATTATCTCGTTGGAAATGATAACAGAAACGAATTTATATGCAACTTAGTGTATTCCCTTAAAGGCAACACTCTAGTACTGTTCCAATATGTAGAGAAACACGGAACAGTATTGCATGGTAAAATGTTTAAAAGATTAGGAGATAAGTTGCACTATGTTTATGGTGGAACTGATGTGACAGATAGAGAAGAAGTTAGAGAGTTGGTTGAGAAGTCAAATGATAATGTCATACTAGCATCATACGGAACTTTCTCTACTGGTGTCAATATTAAGAAGATTGATAATGTAGTCTTTGCATCACCCTCAAAATCAAGAATCAGAAACCTACAGTCTATTGGTAGGGGTCTAAGAAAGGCAGATGGTAAAACATCGATGAAATTATTTGATATATCAGATGACTTACAATGTGAAAATCATACCCTTAATCACCTTAAGGAACGTATAAATATATACAACGAAGAAAACTTTTCATATGAGATAAGGCAATTTGATTTAAAATGACAAGACCACAAGATTTAACACCAAGACAATACGAAGTTGTAAAACTCAGAACTGGTACTGAACTTGTCGGAATGGTCAGAGAAACACCTAAAGGAATACAAGTGACCCTACCTATGATATGTCATTTATCAATCACTGGTACTAATTCAACTCTTGCAACATTTTATCCATATGCACCCCTATCTTCAGACCCAGTCTTATTGATTGCACCAAATGATGTCATGCATAGAAGTGTTATGAATGAACAATTCATTCCGTTCTATGACGAAGCTTCATCTAAGTGGTTGAACATGGTAGAGACGGGAACTATTCCATTGACTAATGATTTACATTCTCATAGTAGAAAACTTGCAAAGGGTTTTGTCGATGATGCATTACAACAAGTCATTGATGCAACTGGTGGGGATATCACGGATGAAGAACTTGACATGTTAGAAGAGTTTGAAGCGTTTCAAGAATCCAAAGAAAAAAAAGTCATTCATTAATTCTTAGGTTTTCAAACTTACTAAATAAGTGCGTAGAGTCAGTGAACTTATAACTGATTATACAAAATACTTATAACTTAATTTTAGGAAAACCATGACCACAGCAACTTATTTTGCGAAGAGCATGGTGCGAAAAGCTAGAGAAATTAACCATATAGTCCGTCCTCAAAAACGAAAACTGGTTGAAACTATCGAATTTCTAGTGCTGATGACTCTTCCGTTTTTATTACCATTCATTATAATGTTATATGCATCACCTATGGGGTTGTATAGATGAAACAAAAACTTAGAGATACCTTGGAGATAACCACACTTGTGGCTATCTTCATGGTTTCCGTCATATCAATAACAGGAATATCATAATGTTCGTCCCTTGGTTCACAAAACCTGAAACAGAGAAGAAAGTATTGCAAATTGTAAATCTTTCTCCCGATGTATCCGTTTTAGATAAGATAGAAGAAGTTCACCCAATGAAACAGGTTGCAGTAATGTCAGTCGTGCAAGTCCTCGTTTTCGGTTTTATGTTGTTGTCCTTTTGGTTAATCAACCTAGGATTAGGTAAGATATGAAACACTATATAGTATATACAGTTATAAGTTGGTGCATGTATGAACTTGCCGTTGGTGATATCGATAGAATGAGTCGTGCAATTAATACCCCTAATAAGAGTCGAGTAGTTTCCTACCCCTAATCCCTTATTAGTATATCCCCCTTGGGACATATTCATTTTATCATACTTTTCCCAGTTGTCTAGGGACTTTTTATAAATACTTTAAAATAAATAAATATGAAAAAACCCCTTGTCAATCCCCATTTAATCAGTATAATAGAGGTATGACTACTAAAAAAGACCCTAAAAAAGCAGAACATTACGTCAACAATAAAGAGTTTACTGCAGCTGTAGATGACTTTAACAAGTTAGTCAAGAAGTCAATTGCAGAAGGAAAGGAAACTCCTAGAATGACGGAATACATTGGGGAATGTATTTACAAAATTGCTACTCGTTTATCGACTAGACCAAACTTTATCAATTACACTTACCGAGACGAAATGATTTGTGATGCAATCGAGAATTGTATCCAATACATAGGTAACTTTAATAGAGAAAAATCAAACAATGCATTTGCATATGTCACTCAGATTTGTTATT